CGCCGCCTGAATAGCCGGCGCGCCCGCCAGGCGCCGGAGCTCCGGGTTCCACACACCGCGCGCGCCCTCGGCCATAGCCCGCTCGTAAGCCGGGTTGGCCGCCGCCGTCTGGCTAGCGCGCAAGGCCTGCTCCTGCGCGTAGGCGTCCGGGTAGTGAAAGTTCCGCCGCAGCCAGCCGGCGATACGTTCGTATTGACCCTCGAGCCGGGGATCTATCATGCGGTTGAGCGTGTCGCGGGCTTCCGGCGACATGTTCGCCGCCCACCGCGCCAGAGCTCGGCCAGGTTCGCCGGTAACGTCGATCACCCGCGCCGCCGGCGTTGCCGCCCGTTCGGCCTCTGTCAGCCGAGCTTCCGGGTTCAGCTGTTCAGCCGATCGGGTAACCCCCTGAACGGCACCAGCGGCTCGCCGCTCGACGCTGGGCCACAGCACCCGCCCGGCCTCGCTGAGGATCTTCTGGCCGGCGGCCGAAGCGACGGTCATCGCCGGCGAGATAACCGCCCCGCCTACACCCCCCACCAAACCGCCTATGCCGGCCCGTAGTGCGCGATCGGAGACATCCTCCCCCTCCCCCGCCCCGGCCACGGCGCCCGCACCAGCGCCCACCGCTGCGGCTTTGGCGGCCCTCGCAACCGCACCCCCTCCTGCCATTCCCGGCAGGGGCACCGCCAGGGTGCCGGCGAGCTCCGTGGCGCCGGTCGTGTAGGGGTACTGCTCCTTGGCTGTCTCGAGCCGCTCCTTGGCGGCTGCCTTGTGCTCCTCGTAGGCCTTGTGTGCCGGGCCCTCCTCGTTGCCGGTCATCTTTTCGTAACCCAGCCGGGCCAGGCCAAGGATCGCACCAGGTGCGCCGGTCTGAACGATCTTTTCGAATGGCGTGCCGGCCTGCGCCGCGGCGTTGAGGCCGGCGAGCTCGTCCCCCCAGTTCATCGTCACGCCGGATGTAAGGCCCTCGAGCGCCGCGCTAGCCCGACCAATATCCGGTCGTTCGCGCGATCGGCCGGCGCCCTCGGCCGGCGGTGGCTCTGGGGCGCCCTTGGGCGTGACCGTAATGCGCAGCCGGCCTTCCGGCGTAATCTGGTCACGCGGCACCCCGAGCTCCTGGAACACGTCGCTCCGGGTTCGCGGCGCCTCGGGCGCAGCGGGTTCTTCAGCCGGCGCGGGGGGCGGCCCGACGCCGAGCTCGTCGTAGATGTTGCCGGCCATTTAGAACCCCAGTTCCAGGTCGCCGGGGGTGAACGGAACCTTGTACTTGCGCAGGATCGCCGCCGCCTGGGCGGGCGTCTGCAGCCCGCGCGCTATAGCCTCGCGAGCGGCCGTTACCTCAGGACGATCGTTCTGCGGCGCCGGCCCGGCGACCGCCGGCCCCGGCCCGGCCGGTGGAGCTCCTCGAGGCGGGATCGGCCGAGGGGTCACGCCAGGCGCCGGCGCGGCTGCTGCAGGAGCGGGCCCAGGCTGGCCGGGTTTTGGCCAGACATTGGGATCCTCCATGGCGCCCGGTGCGGTAGGCGTCGGTGGAGCTCCACCGCCCATGCGGTTGGCCAGGGCCGCGCGCGCCGCTGTCATCTGCTGCTGCTGCGGCGTCAGCATCTGCGCGCCAGGCGCGGCCGGCGCCGGCTCGATCGTTGCACCATAGCGCCGTCGCCAATCCTGCGGGATGGGCTGCTGGGCGTCCATCGTGGTGGCAAAATTGTACGTGCCGAGCGCCGCCGGACTGACCCACGAATAGGGATCGCGAGCTCGCTGGCTCCCCTCGCCGACACCACGATTGAAGCTGATGCCCTGCTCGTGGATCCGGCCGCCAAGTAACCGCGCCGCCTCGCGAAATGCAGTGCGCATCTCGACCTGGCTGCCATCGATCGGGAACTTCTCCTTCCATTCCATCGCCTCGCGCTCGGAGGGATGGCCGCTGCCGCGAAAGACGCTGGTGAGTTCGTTGGCGATCGCCTGCACGTCGGTTTCGATTGCCTTGCGTGCCTCCTGGTACTGCGTGCTGTACTGGCTGCGCGCCATGTTGATGTACGGATTAACCGCCTTGAACCGGTTCCAGTTGCCGAGGCTTTCGACATTGTCGAGGCCGGTGGCGACGTGCTCGAGCGCGGTGTTGAAGCCGGTGATGACCTTCTGCGGCGCGCCCTGCGGAGCGAGGTAGCCGCTCATGGTCTTTTGGATGGTCTCGTAGTTGTTGTAGTCGAAATTCTTGTCGTAAAGGCTCGCCGCCGTCATCAGGCCCGCACGTGCCTCGGCATTGCGCGGCAATTGGGCAACCGGGATTGAATAGCTGGTAACGCCTTTGATCAGCCGCTGCTCAGCCGGCGAGAACGTCTTGAGGAAGTCTTCGCCCTCCAGCTGGTTGCCGGCGGCATCCACGCCCATTTCGCCCATGCCGCCCAGCTGCGATCGTGGCGCGGGCGCCGGCGTCTCGCCGGTTCCCGCCTCGGTCGGCCTGGCACCTACGCCAGGCGCCGGCGTCGGGGCTGCAGCTGCCCCGCCGGTGTACGGCTGCGGCGCCCGGAATTCGCCGGTCTTGGGGTAGGCCCACATCGGTTTCGGCCCGAGCAGCCCAGGCACCTGCGTGAGCTTCGGCTCGGCGGCTTGCTCCTCGGCCAGCTTCACCCGTCGCTCCTCGAGGGCGCGCTGGGTTCCGACGTCGGCCAGGCGCATGAATTGCTGGCCGCCCTCGATGTCGCCGGCGCCGATCAGCGAGCGCGCAATCTGCTCCGGGGTGGCGCCTGCCTTGACCAGGTCGCCGAGGTTGTTGCGCGCTTCGCGGATCCGCTGTTGCTGGGCGTAGTCCTGCGCCGCGCGCCAGTCCTGGGGCAGGTTGCCGATGGGCGAAAAGTCCATCTGCGGCATGCCGTAGCCGGTGTAGACGGGGTTTGCCATGGCGGATCACCTATAGGCCCAGGCCTGCAGGCAGGCCGGTCACGTTGGCCCCGCCCCAGGCTGCGTTGCCGCCACCACCGCCGAGACCACCGAGCCAGCTGCCAAGCTGACCGATCGGCGAGCCCGAGAGCGACCAATTGCCGGTGCCGGTGCTGCCGCCGCTGGTGCCGCCCATCGGACCGGGCGGCAGACCCATAGCCATGCGGGCGACGTTCATGCCCAGGTTCCACAGGTTCTGCGAACCCTGCATCTGCGCCGCCGCCTCTTGCCCGTAGGTCTGCCCGTAAGCCGGCGCGAGCGCCTGGATTGTCTGCGCCGAGCCCTGCGCGCCGGCCAGGCCGAGGTTGGCCAGCTGGGTGCCCTGGCCGGTCTGCACGCCGGCGGTTGCTGTGCCCTGTTGCTGCAGCAGCTGCGCCAGCATCTGCGCCGTGCCCTGGTTCATGTTGGCGGCGTTGATGCCGTACTGGGCGAGCAGGTTCGCCGTGCCTTGGTCGACGTTCGCCATGCCGGTATAGGCGCCGGCGCGCCCACCCGCTGCCGCGGTCGCCGCCTGCAGTTCGGGATTGATCAGGCCCTGCAGCCGGGCCATGTAGTTGTCCCACTGCTGGTTGGCCAAATTCTGCGCCCGGTCGCTGACTTCGGTCAGGGTATTCCCTGATCCGACAATACCCTGAGCGGCCGCCGATCGCCGGGCCGCCTCGGTGGCCTGGTCGACCGACCACTGATAGCCGGGCGAGGTGGAGAAGGCCGCTCGAGCGCGGTCGATGCCGGCCTGGCCGTTCACCCCGAGCGCGTCCATGTACAGGCTCGTACCGGATCCGTAACGACCGGCTATGTCGGCGAGCGGCTGCCAGGCCCCGGCCGCCTGGCCGAGGTCCGTACGCGCCTGGTCGGTCGCGCCGAGAGCTCCTCCGAGGCCTGCCGAGAGGTAGCCCATCGAGGTTGGCAGCGCGCCGGAAACAGCGCCCTCGGCGCCGCCGTAGCCCTGCGCCAGCGAGCCGAGCGCGCCGGTTGTGCCGGTGTTGATCGCCGTGGTGCCGGTGCCTACCGCGGTCGAGTAGCCGCCGAGCGCCTGCTGCTCCTGCTGGCCGAGATATTGCCGGGTCTGCTCAGCGGCGCGCTGCGCCGGTGCGCCGGTGAAAACGTCGAAGATGCCCATGGTTATATTCCCGTGTAGCGGATCCGAAGCACCGCCTTGTCGACTTGTGGACCGGTTGAAGCGTCCGTACTTCCGTCGCCGGAAGTCTCGGCCTGAAACCCCGCGTTTGTGACGTTCCAATAATGTGCAACGACGTACGGCAACACGTTAAGAACGTGCTCTTGCACTGCGCCCGGCGTCACCACCGGATCGGAGGCCATAACGTCTCCGGTGTCGGGATTGGTGACGTAGAAAACATCAGAGCTCGTCGCTGGTAACCACTTTACATAAACCTCGGCCTTTTTGATCATGAACGGGAAAGGGTTTTGTAACCCTGACGTAGCCAAATCAGGATCAACATAGTCGGTCATATTAATCCGCGTCATGCACGCAAAGTTTAATGGATTGTGCGCCGAGGTTTTTGGCCCGGGAACGCGGTTTCCCGTCCACAATGAAAATTCGTGCACCGTCGCCGAGCGGCCGGCGTTGCGGTACCACTGCTTTAACGCACCGGCACCACTGATCGTGCCGACCGGCCAGCCGCCATCCCACACAAAGCAATGCTCGTTGACATCGCTGACGATCATTCCCGCAGCCGGATCATTCGCCCACTGGCCGGGGCCGCTCGGCTTGCTCGCACCAACACATTCGCAACCGTAGAAAATCTGATAGGTGTTCGTCGTCGACGGGCTCTCGCCCGAGCTATTGAACATGATCGCCGCAGCGCCGCTGGTGCCCGGCCCATTGGCACGATAGTCACAGCCGAAGTGCCAGACATTGTCCGTGTGCTTGACGATGTCGAGCGCGGCGCGCTCGGCATCCCACACATAGACGTTGTACAGCCGCGTGTCGGCCGTCGCCGCACCAGGCGGTCCGGCGCCGAGATATCCGGCAAACACCACGCCGCGCCACACGTTGGCGATGCGTACGTTCTCAACGTGGCTCTCGACGATGATGCCGGCGAAGTTGGTTCCCTCCTCCATCTGGAACGAAAGCCCGTCGCCGGCGAACGTGATATCGACATCGCGAACCGTCGAGCCCCAGGAATTGCTCAGCCGGATTGCCGGCCGGTGCGACGCCGTCGGAGCTCCCGCCGAGGATCCCGGCGTCGAGCGCCAATCCGGCGCGCCGCCATCAATCGACAAGCTCTCGATGCCAGGGCTCTGCACGTTGTCGGTCGTGCCGTTGTACGTGCGAATAAGCGGCGTTGTCCCGGTCGCCGAGCCGATATTCTTGAGCCGCGTGCCCCACGCTGTGCGGCCCCAGTTCAAAGTACCGGCGCCGACCTTGTACAGCAGGCCCGGCCCCTGGCCTTTGAGCCGCACGCCGCTCGGTATCGTCAGGCCGGCAGCGAAGCCGATCGTCCATGGCGGCAAGAATAGTGTGCCGCCGCCGGTGGTGCGCGCCGCCACATAATTGATCGCGCTCTGCAGCTTGGCATTCTGGTCGCTCGCCGCGTTGTCGTTCACCAATGGCGTGCCGAGACTGTCGAGGATCTGCTCGGCGAGAAAGAACGTGCTGTGCGCAAAATTGGTCGCCGGCGCCGCCGTCGATGTCGACATCATCGCCAGGCGAAACTGGGAAAACCAGTCGTACCATTCTTTGGTGGTTATGCCGTCCGGTCGCGCAATCGGCGCCGACGGCATCAGCATGTCGGGAACGTTCATGCCATCACGCGCGGATCAATCGATTGCGTCGCGGTCATCAAACCGAAATGCACCGGATCCATCTGGTCGATGCGCCAGCGACGGCCGTTCCACGACGTGCGCCCAGTGCAGGCAATCAGCGACACCAATGCCCGCGTCTCGCCCTGGCGCCCGAGTTCACGCAGGAGCGGCGCCGAATAGCTGGCACCGCCGTCATCCGACCAGGAGATTTCAACGCGCGGCCGCGTTTCGATCGGATCCTGGCCGAGCGCATTGCCAACGCCGGTCGTGAACATGAAATCGGCCCGACCGATCGGTCCGCCGGCGGGGAAGTTCTCCACCGGTCCGCTCTCGATGCGCACGCGCAACGGATCATTCACCTCCTTGTAGACGTTGCGCACAATCTGCTGAATGTTGCCGGTCTTGGTGTCGCCGCAGAGCCACAAATTGCCGAAGGCACTAGCCACCATCGAGATCCGCGAGCGTGTCTGCAGGTAACTGTCACGCTCATGCCATTTCGAAGTGTTTAGATCGAATACCCAGGTCCAGGTCGGCGAGCTCAGCTGCCAGAACGGATGTCCGCTGCTCATGTAGCAGCTGGCCTCGAGCGTGCTCTTGTCGCTCACCGCTTCAATCAATCGATCGAGATCCGGCGGCGAAACCTTGTTTGGCGTGTAGCCGTCGAGCTTCACCACGGTGTTGTCATCAGCGACCCAGATCAGGTTCTTGCCCCAGCCGTCCTCGTGACCGGCCACGCAATGCGAGCCAGCCAGGCCGCGCGGAATGACGACACTGCGCGCGAATGGGAACGGGATGGTTCCGACATCCGTCCAGAATTCCGTCGACTGCGTGCCGAACAGCACCAGCACGTTGCCGAACGCAACGGCGCGGCGCAACCCGTCCGGCTTGGCCTCGGCCTTGGCGAACGACAACGCCGCAACCGGTGTGTCGTTGAGGTTCGAGGCAAAGCAGCGGCCGTCGCCGATGGAAAAGACGAAGTAGCCATCGATCGAGCACACGCTGTTCGGCGCCGGCAGGTCCGGATCGGGATAGCTGCCGAACACTGAGCCCGAGGTGAACGTCGTGACAAAGCCCGTCGTATCGCAAAAGACCATGTCCGGCGTTGGCACCTTGTTGTTGCGCGCGAAAAAGCCCCTAGCCGTACCGGACAGCGAACCGACCGTGGTCGAGACGCCGCCCGAGCTCGAATGCCGCTCCAGCTGTCCGCTCCATGCCGAATAGAGGGTGCCGTTGATCTCCATCAGCGCCCGAATGCCGGACCGCGCCGTCGTTCCGAAATTGGCCAGGCCAGGCGAACGCCGGTACAGCACGCTCGAGGCCGCAGTATCGCCGGGCGGCTCGGCATAGACGTTCAGCAGCCTGCCAGCGCCCTCCTGCGGGCGGGTGCCGGGCGCCGAAGATAGGGGTAGCGGAATTTCTGCCATAAGCCTATATTATCCGTCTGGTTAATCATGGAGAGGGAAGTCCCCATGAACAGGTCCAGGCTGATGCTCATCATTGCCGACCTGGTGCGACGCAAGAACAGCGCTCCGGACGACAGTCCCGAGCAGCTGATGCTGGTGCGCACACTGACCGGTCTGCGCTATGCGCACCAGGAGGCCGGCGGCATCATCGAGGATATTGATCCGTACTGGGGCGCCGAATGCCGGCCGCTCACGGCTGCTCCTCACCCCGCGCCAGCGGGAGCACAGATAATCCTGCTGCCCCGTAGATCGGGATCTCGCCGAGCCCAAAGCCGCGCCTGAAAATCTCCTCGCGCGGCATGCCCGTGAGCCGGTGCGTGCGCTCGATCGCCTCGTTGATGTGCTCAATCATCGGCATTCCGGTGTAGTCGCCTTCCTTCTGGCGTTTGTAGCCGCCCCAGGCCGTCTCCTGGATCTCCATGGGCGTCACGCCACGCTCGCGGGCGAGCTCATGCACCGGCTGCTCATACATGCCGTATGTGCCTGGCGGCGGCATGGTGACACCCGGTGTGGCGCCGGACGCCATCTGCTCGTCGATCGTTGCCACGTTCGGATTGCCGAGGAAGTTTTGGATGAAGTTGTGCCGCTTTGGATTGGCGGCGCCGATCGAGGGCCAGCCGCCCTCCTCGATGGTTGAGCCATAGGTGGCCATGTTGGATCCGGCGCGCTCGCCGCCGATCGGGAACGGCATGTAGGCGCCCTGCTCGGGGATCGGCTGACCGTGCGCGGTGAGATAGCGACCATACTGTCCCATCAGCATATTGCTGCGCGGGTCGGCACCGGCGGTGGTCGTGCCCATGCTCACCGCCCAGTCCTGGAACGCCTTGCGCCCCTGTTCTGGCCCCAGCATTTCAACGAGTTTCTGCTCCATCTGGCCCATGGCGTACCAGCGCCCCATGTCGGGGAATTCCTTGCCGATGTCGTAGGCCTGCGCCAGACGCGCGCGTGCCTCGTCGCCGCCGACCTGGTGCCAGTACTTCTCGGCCGTCTCCTGGCGCGCCGGCATGATGTCGAGCGTGTTGACGTTCGGCCCCGGATAGTTGCGCGGGTCGACCATGAAACGCTGCTCCGGATCGAAGAACGGCGTGTAGCCCTTCGTCTGCATGTCCTTCATGATCTTGGCGCGCTCCTTCTGGAACGCGATTGCCTCCGGGGTCAGCACCTTCGACGGGTAGGGCTTGCCCTTCTCGTTGACCTGCCAGAGCGGCTCGCCGGTCGGCGGATATTGCTCTGCGTACTGGGCGAACTTGGCCTCGGGCGGCGGCATGTTGCCACCGATGACGGCGCGCGGGTTGGCGGCCGGGATGATCTCCTCGGCCGACGCAACAGCGCCTCGAGCGGCGCGCGCAGCCCGTCTGGCGGCGATCCCAAGCGGCGCCGCGGCCAGAGCTCCACCGCCCCCGCCCGGCGCCATGCTCGCCAGGTCAATCAGGCTGAACGCCATGGCCGCGCGCGGATCAATCTGCGAGGACGGGATCTTGACCGGCTCGGATGGCACGTCGCGCACCGGCGGCTGCCGCAGATATTCCGGCAGCAGATAGTCGCCCATTCGCGCTCCGAGCCTCGCCAGGTCGCTCCTGGTGATGGTCGTGGGGGATGGGCGCCCTGGCGCGTAGAGCTCATCAGCGAGCTCGGCAAGCGGTCTGTCGGCCATGTCAGCCGCCGTACATCTGCCGGAAGTAGTTCAGCATCGGATTGATTGGCTGATAATTGGACTGGGTCATGCCGCGCAGGGTGGCCGGCGGCGGCTGCATCGGGGGTCCGCGCATCATATTCGGATCGGGCGGCGGAAGCCCCCGCATCATGCTCGGATCCGGTGGAGGCAACCCCCGCATCATGCTGGGGTCGGGTGGTGGAAAGCCCTGTACCGGCGGCGCCGGCAGGTTCTCCGTGCGCAGACCCCAGTAGGTTCCGCTGGCGGGATCCATCGTTCCGGTCGGCTGGTCGGCCGGCGTCCAGTCGCGCGGGCCAATCGCCTTCTTGTCCGGCATCATGTTGGACGGGTTCCACAAATAGCGCCGCTCACGCTCGTTGAGCATGTCGCGAACGCTGCCTTGCGGGCCCTCGTTGTAGCCATAATCCTCGTAAGTGCTCTCTCGGCGCATGGGTCACCCGTTGTTTGGCCAGGCTCGGATGGGGAAGCTTGTTCGCGTCAGCGCTCGGTCGACCTTGAGCGTCTTGCGCGTCCGATCGGGGCGCGACAGCGTCATCATCTGACCCTCCGCTTGCTGGGCGAGCGAAAACAGCTTGGCATCGCCGGCCAGGTTGAAGGACGGCGCTGCATAGTTGGCGATCGAGGCCGCCAGCGCGAGAAAGAACTCCACCGGGAATTCGCCGCCCGAGGGGCCGATGTCGCCGGTCTCCGGGATGTAGCAAATGTCCCGCGCACGCAGGCTCGCGATCGCCGGATCGAGGATGTCGTCCACCTTCGATCGGGTCTCCGCGCTCGGCGCCTGACCAGGCACCAGGACGCCGAGGTTGGTCAGCACCTGGTCGACCAGCTGCATCCTGGTCTTGGTGGTTTCCGGCATGGATCACCGGCGCCGTTTCGTCATCTTGCGACGATGCTGCACGGGCTTCTTCTTCTCCTCCTCCTCTTCCTCGTTGCCATCCTCCTCGTCGCCGTTCTCCTCGAGCTCGTCGGGCGGTGGCTCTGCGGGCGGTGGCTCAGGCGGACGCTCGGCGGGCTCGGTCTGCTGGCCGCCCTGCGCGTAAAAGTGCTTTGTGTTGGGATGATCCTCTGGTCGCTGCACGTTGCTCCACCCTTCCGGCAAGCTCTCGCCCTCTTTCAAGTTGAAGAGCTTCTGCTCGCCCGGTTTGTAGCCCCAATAGAGGCCGGCCTTGGACTTCTCTGGCATGGTTCTCTCCACGCAAAAGAGGGCGCCCCCGAAGGAGCGCCCTCGTTTCCTCAGATGCTGCCCGTGCCGCCAGTAACGCGCACAGCGAGCCGCGGATCCACCGTCTTGACACCGTACAGGATGTCCAACCGGTAGTTGCTGATATCATTGGTGCCGTCATAGTACAGGATCACCCTGAC